CCGCCCTCCGAGCGGAGCGAGGCGTAGGATAGAGTTAGAAATCTATAATTACTCCTAATTATCATTGGACCCTGGTACTCCCACCATTTTCCAGACCCCCCCACCTTCATTTGAAATGAAAGTTGGCCACAATTTTTTGCAATTGTAATTTCATTTGGTATCGAGCAGGTACATTGGGCCGAGTTGGAGGACTCTGTATTCTTTGTCGCATGATACGCAAGAGGCTGTATTGTCTGGAAAGAGGAAGAACCGTACTTCGCCGCATTCTCTACACTCGACAGGGGGAGGTCCTTCGGAGTCGTCGTACATCTTTATGACATCTACCATGATTGTGTTCCCTTCTTCGTGTCTATGTTACTTTATGGGTATTAGCATGGGAGATATAGATGTTAAGTGCGCCGGATGATGTTCTCCGTGAGGTTCTTGCTTTGGAGCAGGCTAAGAAGACGCTTTCTGTGCGGGAGCGTGCTCAGGATGACTTCATGGTTTTTGCGAAGCATGTGTATGAGGGTTTTATTGAGGGTTCTCATCACAAGCAGGTAGCGAAGCAGTTTGAAAAGTTGGCCATGAACCCTGGTTCACGGATCATTGTCAACATGCCGCCTCGTCATACGAAGTCGGAGTTTGCGAGTTATCTGTTGCCGGCTTGGTTAATAGGCAAGAATCCGAAGTTAAAGATTATTCAGACGACTCATACGGCGGAGTTGGCTGTACGGTTTGGGCGTAAGGTAAGGAACCTTATGGAGTTGGATATTTACAAGCAGATATTTCCGGAGGTTGAGTTACGGGTTGATTCGAAGGCTGCTGGACGTTGGGAGACGGGCCAGGGTGGTGAGTATTATGCGGCGGGTGTTGGTGGTGCGATCACGGGCCGTGGAGCGGATTTGTTGATTATTGATGATCCTCATTCGGAGCAGGATGCGTTATCTGAGACGGCGATGGAGAATGCGTATGAGTGGTATACGTCAGGACCTCGTCAGCGGTTACAGCCGGGTGGTTCGATAGTTGTTGTAATGACGCGATGGTCTTTGAAGGATTTGACGGGAAAGTTGTTAAGGCTCAGGCGTCGGATGTTATGTCTGATCAGTGGGACATTGTGGAGTTTCCGGCGATATTGCCGAGTGGGAATTTGTTATGGCCTGAGTTTTGGAAGAAGGATGAGTTATTAAGGGTCAAGGCTTCGTTGTCTTTGAGCAAGTGGAATGCACAGTGGCAGCAGAATCCTACGGCTGAAGAGGGGGCGATTATCAAGAAGGAGTGGTGGAACAAGTGGGAGAAGGAGGACATTCCTCAGATTAGTTATGTTATGCAGTCGTATGACACGGCGTTTAGTAAGAAGGAGACGGCGGATTACTCTGCTATTACGACGTGGGGTGTTTTTAAGCCCATGGACGGTGGTCCGGACAACATTATTTTAATGGATGCGAAGCGTGGCCGGTGGGATTTCCCTGAATTGAAGGCTAAGGCGATGGAGGAGTATAATTACTGGGATCCTGACATGGTGTTGATTGAGGCGAAGGCTACTGGAACACCGCTCACGGACGAGTTACGGACGATGGGGATTCCGGTTGTGAATTATACACCGTCCAGGGGCAATGATAAGCACACGCGGATGCATATGGTGGCGCCGATGTTTGAGTCTGGGAGGGTATGGGCTCCGGATAAGCGTTTTTCAGAAGAGGTAATTGACGAGTGCGCGGCGTTTCCGAATGGGGACCACGATGATTACTGCGATAGTATGTCGATGGCACTCATTAGATATCGTAAGGGAGGGTTTGTTCGTCTTGACACGGATGATGAAGAGGAGGAACCTATCGCTCTTGTGAATTCCCGACAGTATTATTAGGAAATTTCCATGAATTGGATTCTTAGTCGAATGAAAGAGCCTTCCAGTTACGCTGCGCTTGGTGGCGGCGTTGTGGGTGTAGGTGTTCTAATCAATCAGCCTATCGTTATCATTGTAGGTATCGTTGGTGGTGTGGTTGGCTTCCTACTGAAGGAAAAAGGCGTTATTTAGTTATGTTTAGGCGGGTTGGGCTAATCGCGGTTGCGTTAGTTCTATTCTCCTTTCAGGCTAACTCAGCTGATACGGTGACGTCTGCTACGGTAAGCAGTTCAACGGTTGTGGATAAAACCCCGCCAACTGCCAGTAGTCCATCTATCGTAGTGAACAACTCAGACATCTGCCAGACCGGCACAAGCGCTGCGTTACAGACGGGTGTTTTTGGTGTCAGCGGTGGAACGACTATTCGCGACCTGAATTGCGAGCGGATCAAGCTGGCAAGGTCTGTGTTTGGCATGGGGCTAAAGGTTGCTGGGATTAGCATCTTGTGCCAGGAGGTTCGTGTGTTTGACGGCCTTTGGATGGCCGGGAGCCCCTGCCCGTTTATGGGCAAGATTGGCGATGCCGCCCGTGATGAGTGGATCAAGTTCCCGGAGAAATCCCCAATAGGTTCCATAATCCGCAAGGAAGCGCCCGCTATAGTAGCTGCGGCCCAGAAAAAAGCCGTTGAAAATTCTTTAAAACAAATTCAAGACAACGAGTGGACCGACTAATGCGCTGGCTTGNTGTCTTCCTTCTTATGTCTTCCCCGGTGTTTGCTAATTCCGCGACGACTAGCAACGTCCTTCCAAACTTATCTACGTTCACGACAAGCGGATCAACGACGTCAAGTTCGACATCTGGATGTACTGCCGGAGAGTTTTGTACAGGTAATTCCACAGCTGGGGGAGGAACGTATACGAGCAGCTTCAGCGTCCCTNTGACCGAGGCCGAGGTTCAAAGGGGATTTGATCTCAACAGTGCGGTGACCGTGAACAGCCATGTTTCAAATTCAAGACTTGCTACATGCACCAGCGTCACACAGGCGGGAGACTGCCGCGATCTTTTTACGTTAGGCGTTACGCTTTTGGACGGGGACGCAGTAGCGAAAAAGTTCACGCACGAAGTGGAGCTGGACTTCACTGGCAACAGGCTGTTCTCGTTTTCCAACTCTATAGCAGCGAACAGTTTTGGAATTTTGACAGGGAGCTTCTCTCTGTTTGGCATAGACGCGGGATTTCACTCAGGGTTCTTTGGACCAAAGTTTTCTGATCCCACCCTGTCGTTCACTTATCAAAATATTATCGAGCAACAGATACTCGATCAGATTTCGGTGGTCGATCAGCAAGTTGCAATTGCCCCACCGCCGCCTGTTGAGATTATTGTAGCGCCCCCGGTGTCCTCGTCTCCCCCACCGGCAGCAGCCCCAGTTGTTGTAGCTGCTGCTCCAGAGGCTCCACCTCCTCCACCTGAAATCGCTCCTATACAACTTGACCTCCCACCACCGCCTGTAGAACAGCAACAACAGGAAGCTCAAGCCGAGGCAACCATCGAGGCACAAATAGAACAGGCACCTGAACCAGCGGAGGCATCGTCATCGTCAGAAGAAACAACAGAAGCAGCGCCAGAAGCCGCGCCCGAAGCCGCGCCAGCAGCAGTTGCACCACCAACACGGCAGCAGAAAATCAAAGCGGCAGCGCAGAAAGTAGTGGCGAAGATCGCCCCGTCGCGGCGTTACTCAGCAGCAGCGCAGACGACGATGCTTGTAGCGATGGGGATGATCGCGCCAAGAATTAAGACGACTAATGCGCTGGTGGATGTGGTGACCATGCCGACTAAATCGATGAGCGACGAACGCAGTCTGGCTAACCCAATGCGAAATTATACATTGTTTGGCAGGTCAAACGGAGCGCACAACGCTCTTGTAGAACTTGATTGGAAACGCTGATGGCTGAAGTCGAATTTGGCGGTGTAAAATTTAGAGGCGGCAAAATGATTGCCGTCGTCATGGCTTTGTCGACGTTCGTAGGTGGCATGTACGGCGCGTTCGAATTTTACAAAGACTATATGGATATGCGGTCTAAGATTGCCAGCTACTCAGCCCCGGATCTCTCAGGCATCAGGCAGGAATTAGCAGTTCAAAACGAGACCGTCGATGCTGTCAGAAAAGAGATGGCGTCTGTGCGTTTGCGCGTCGGTGAGATACAACAACTTGCTCGTGACCTTCGAGATGACCAGCGCAGCGATGCCGCAAAAATATACAAATCTATCGGCGGCGTAGATCGCCGCTCCCGCCAAGCGGATGCCGATACTCGCGCTGCAATGCGGCAAGCTGAACGAACCCTGCGCGGCATCACGTCCAGCGCAAGCCAGCGCT